CCAGTTGGTTAGGGCCAGCAACCGAAGCCAGACTCATGGTCAAGCACAAACGTCCATTGGGTGAAAATGACGCACGTTTCCGTTATGTGGAAAGTTTATATATTGAAACTGCCGAAGGCGAACGTTTTAAATTGCCATTTACCAAATTGTCAGGTGGTCGTGCCATGGTGGAACATGTGCGCCAAGGCGGCAAACCGTATGATCCACGTGGACAACATATTGTGGGCATAGTAGAAGAACTCAATGTATTGAGCCGTTTCCGTCGTGCCAATCACGGACAAATATTTGAAGGTGATACCGGACAACTGGTAGAAGAAACCAATACCTACTACGAAAATCTACAACGGGTATTAAAAGGTCTCAGCGCAGGCTCAGGCTACACAAACTATTTTGAATCATGGCAACCTGCTGAAATCACTGAACAGGATGTGGTCATCGAAGGATTAAAAAATTTATTTGTAACACAAAGTATTGATTCAAGAATTGAAGCAGCATTACCATTACTGGCACGTATACAACAACAAGGACAAGCTATGAAAGAAGCAAACATATTTGAAGCCTGGGCAAATCGCCTGGTAGAAGGAACATGGTCAGTACCTGACACTCCCGAAAAACAAGACAAACTGATTGAACTCATGCAATCTGAATTGCCAGTGGGTGCTGATGCTACCAATGCCACAGAGGAACTATACGACTTGTTGGGCGATGATGAGTTGTTTGATCAATTGCACAATCTTGCTGATCGTGACGCCAATGCTGACTGCCGTGAATTGGTATTTTTGCGTATGCAAGAACTCAGTGATCATCCTGACATAGCCGAGGTAGTAAATCGTCTAGACATAGATGCAGATTACGAAATGAATCCCCCGGATCCAATCAATCCCAGCGACGTTGAACAAGGTGATCAAGCAGTCAACGAAGGACCTGCAGTGGATGCCAATGCTAAATCACCTACAGGTAGTCAAAGCGCAGCCTTAGCGCATTTTGCTGATCAATTGGACCATGATGAGTCAGTAAGAGAAGATGCAAGTGCATCATTGAAAACTATACTCAAACACGCTGGCATGCAGGTAAATGAAAATGTCATGCTAGACGAAAATGGCAACACATTCCAGCATATCCTTAATACATTCAAGCGCGATGTCAAAGATTTCAAAACCACTGGCGAATTAACTGATGCGCTATATGATGTGTTGTATGATTACTATTTTGATGACATGCCGTATGGTACAAAAAAAGCTCGCGACGGAGATCCGTATGAGTGGATAGGAGATCGATTTGGCGCTGACCTAGGCATAGAAGGACACGGATTTAATAGTCCAGGCATGCCAGATGAAGACTACGGAATTGAGCGTGAAAGTGCCATGGACTATGCTTCAGAAGAAGGATACGGACCTAACCCAATTCCCACTGCCATGGAAGACGATGCAGCACATAATGTAGATGGCGGAATGAGTAACCCATTGGTAGACTTATTACAAGATGATGGTGCATGCAATATGACCGAAGCTGGACAAATGTGTCCAGTTCATGGTATTCAAGAATGTTGGGGAGCACCAGTTCAATCAGCAGTACCCGGCATAGTACCGACTTTGGAAAATGTACAGTTACCAGATCTTGGTCTGGTACGTATGCAACAACTGGCTGGATTTATGATCCGATAAATCTAATTAGAACAACCGCGTCATAAATACTCTTGACGCTGATAAACAAAGCGTATATACTACTAACATGTGTATACGCTTTTTTATTGGTATCACAGGCAACAAAAACACTATCATTGATAGGCAACATATTAAAAACTTTAGAAAGGCAACATAATATGGCATCATTAGCAGACATTAGAGCAAGACTGGCAGCAAGCGAGAACAAAGGTTCTCAATCACAAGGTGGGGGAGACAATTCAATTTACCCACACTGGAACATGGAAGAAGGACAATCAGCTACCTTACGCTTCCTTCCAGATGCAAACACAAAAAACACATTTTTCTGGGCCGAACGAGCCATGATTCGACTGCCATTCAATGGCGTCAAAGGAGAAATGGAATCCAAACAAGTATTTGTACAAGTTCCTTGTGTTGAAATGTGGGGCGATCCGTGCCCAGTACTGGCAGAAGTTCGCACATGGTTCAAGGACAAGAGTCTTGAAGACATGGGTCGTAAATACTGGAAAAAACGCAGTTATATTTTCCAAGGTTTTGTACGTGAAAATCCCATCAACGAAGACAAGACTCCTGAGAACCCTATTCGTAGATTTATCATTGGTCCACAAATTTTTACCTTGATCAAAGGTGCATTGATGGATCCTGAGCTGGAAGAATTGCCAACAGACTTGTTGAAAGGCCTAGACTTCCGCATCACTAAAACAGCCAAAGGTGGATTTGCTGACTACAACAGTTCCAAGTGGGCCCGTAAAGAATCTGCACTCACAGAAGCAGAACAGGCTGCAATAGAAAAACATGGCCTGTTTGATCTTTCAACATTCTTGCCAAAGAAACCAACTGATGTTGAGTTAAAAGTAATCAAAGAAATGTTTGAAGCATCAGTAGATGGACAAGCATACGACACCACCCGTTGGGGTCAGTATTTCCGACCAGCAGGTGTGCAAGCACCAGCAGGCGCACCCGCATTGACTGTTGATGGGCACGGCGACGTGCATGAAATTACAGCAGTAGCACCAACTGTGGTAGTATCAAACTTTGATGACGAGGATGATGTGCCAGCACCCGTTGCACCAGTAGCAGCAGCTAAGCCAGCACAGAAAGCCGAAGACATTTTGGCCATGATTCGTGCAAGACAAAAACAATAATCATTGAATGACAGTACAGCCCAGATATCAAAATTTATTTGTCTACGGGTGTAGTCTGACCAAAGACAATTACATTGATACCTGGGCTGATTTATTGAGTAACCAACTCGGTTGCAAACTTTATAATTTTGCAGAAAGAGGAGCTGGATACACATATATTATTCAAAAATTATATACTTCTTTTGTTAATAATCCTGATACTTTATGTATTATAATGTGGCCATCAGCTGATAGACTCGATCTTTATGTTAATTCTGCTGTTCCGCACCTGCAAAACGATATAGAATTTGCAAGTTGGTTAGATGGGTACAAGGCACAATTTGTAGACTACAATAATCAATATAACAATCAACATGGTTGGTATATCAATGGTGCAGTGCCACGAGGATACAAAAATCAATACTATAAATATTTTTATAATCAGTCTATGCATGTTAATTCAGCTTGGGCTACCATACTATCTGCGCAGTATTATCTTGATAGTATCGGTGCAAATTATATTATGTGTAATTCTTATCCAATTACTAATCTTATTCAATATCACGACGATGGTGTAAAAGATTTTAATTTTGCCCTTTACAACAAAATAAATTTAACTAAATTTGTACGTGATGCTGATTGTAGAGGATTTATTAATTTGTCAATTGAACAAAAATTTAAGTTTTTTAATCCCCACTATCCAGATGCAGATGCACATGCATGGTATGTAGATAATTATTTAATGCCTATAATTTAGTATGGAAATTACAACACAGCACTATCTGGACTTAGTAAATGGAACTCTTGTGTTTACTCAAGACGAACCCTTGATACTATTTGATCATCTTGGCGGATTTGATGCAAACTTTAAAAATCGATTACTAGACGTATTTCTCAAAAATAAATGTAAAAATCAAATTTACACACAATATCAAATTGATTTTTTGAAATTATCACACTACAATACTCTTAACATCAAAAATTACGCAGAATTTCAAAATAGATTAAATTTCAAACATTTTGTTAATTACACCATCCATCCAACATTAAACTACAAAAATTTTATTTGCAGTTTTAACGGGTCGCCACACGTAAGTAGAAAATTATTAGTTTCTATATTGTCAAAATTTGGATATTTTAATAACAATTATTGTAGTAAAAATTTTTCTTACACAAAAAATATGTTAAATGGTCACATAACTGATTATGTTAACGACCAAGATAACTTTTACCTTAAATTTTTTGTTAATGAACATTCTGAAGAATTTTTTCAATCTACAAATAGTTTTGGACATGTAAGATTTGAACACAATCAAAATATTCATAATTTAGAATCAAAATTAACTGAAAGTTTTTTGCATATTGTTAGCGAAACTGCGGCAACTAGCTATTATCCATTTGTAACAGAAAAATTCTTATACAGTATAGTAACACGTGGCCTGTTTTTGGCATACGCCCAACCTGGATGGCATGCTCATGTAGAAAAATATCATGGATTTAAACGATACACTAAACTGTTTGACTACAGATTTGACAGTATAAAAAATCCTGTTGAACGGTTGGTTGAGCTAATAACTATGATTTCAAAATTTAGTCATTTAACACCTGCTGAATGGCATGATTTATATCTAATAGAACAAGATACAATTGAGTATAATTATGATCATTACTTTAGTAACCG